CAGTAGCACGAGCTTTAGCCTCTGCAACTTTAGCGAGTCCGTCTGCTTTTGTCTTTTCGACTTTGTTTTGAAACCATGCTCCTGCGAGATTTGCTATTGGTCCTATTAATGCTTGTATCATTCTCTAACTTTTCTCTTATTTTCTCTTGTTTTAATTTCTCTTTTAACTTAGCTATATTTACGAAATCTTGATGTTTTCTTTGCAATCTTGCGGGGTTGTTTAGAAAATTGTTTACCTCCTCTAGTCGCTTTGCGTTTAGCAGCCGAAGAGGCGGCGTATTCAGAGGGAGATAAAGCCTTAATTGCTTTTTCAGGTAAATAACGCTCACCCGTAGCCTTTGGTCCTTGTGTACTAGGTTTACCTGATTTGGTTCTCCACTTTTGTTTACCCCATGCAACTAGTGACCTCTGCGATTTTTTAAGTGCCATGCTTCCTTAATCTCTTCTATTGTTCTGTTACATCCTATGCAAACATCATCTTCAAGTTTACATACACCTATGCACGGTGTTAGAATCTCCCTGTCCACTTCCCTATCAGCCATGCCAACATCCCTGCAAAAAGTAATATGAACATGAAAGCTATTCCATATCCCACATATTCTATTAGTTCTTCTTTACGTTTCTCTGCCATCTTCTCTGCATAGCGTCTAGACTTTCTAGCCTCTGCTTGAAACCTTTGCCAATCTTGCCAAAGTCCCGGTCTTCCCAAATAAATCATTATTTTTTTGAGTTCTTCTTCTTTCTCTCTTATCTGCTCAAGAGCCATGAACTCTTCTAGATCTGAACCACCACCACTAGCTTTTTTCTTGTTTGCTTTTTTTTCTAACTGTTCTTTGGAGAATACGAAATCAGATATCTGTTTAACACAACCCGAAAGTTCTTTTCCGTTAGATACGAAATTTTTTATTATTCCGAAAGCCGCATTAGCTGCCGCAAGTTCTGCTAACATCTTTTCCCCTTATTTGTTAACTGGCTTACAATATGAAGTTATTCTTTTAGCTCCATCCTCCGTTGGTATAGAAGGTTGATTACGTAACCTCTCTGCAAAATACAAACATCTATCTATATCCTCAAATGTCTGTGTCTTGTTTATCACTGTGTTGTCGATCATGAATATCAGTAGAAACTTTATCATTGTTATGACAATCGCAGTTACAATCTTCGTAGTCGCAGTCGTAGCATTCGCAAGTCACACATCTATTTTTTCTTTTTTCGTTCATGTGCTCGTTTTAAACTTTCTTTTGCTTTTTTAAATATACTAACAACTTCAGTTTTTCCCATCACTTTAGCTCTTTGCTCACCGACTGTAAGTATCTGTATCTTTCTCGCATACGGTTTATTGATCTTTTTAACTTTTGCAACGGTTGCTCTTGCATCACTTGGGGTGGCGAACTTGATGCTAACTGTGTCTTTAGGGTTTTCATCCGTGTACAGTCTTCTGTCGCTACCTTTTGGCTTTTTACCCGTGCCAACTTTAGGATCTCTTCTTTTTTTTCTTGACAACTTTCTTGTAACCCTTTTTTTGATCTTTCATAATCTTTGTTAAAGTTTTAGCTTGACTTGCATGAGCCTTAGACGCTTTCCTTAATTTTCCTATTACATTTTTCAAAGGTCTTGTATAGTGTGGCATTAGTTTCTATAACCTCCACCTGCTTTCTTGTAGGCAACTGCTAACATTTGTGCTTTTCTAGCAGACCATTGTCCCGGAGCACCACCTTTACCACCTGCTTTAATTCTATTAAAGATACGCTTTCTCATTTCAGGTTTAGTATAGTTACCTGCTTTGTTTACTGTGCTTTTAGATTTCTTTTTAGTAGTTTTCTTTTTTGCCATAGTTATGCCATTGGGTTTCTCTTTTTAGCTCTACGGGTGCGTTTAAACGATCTGTTCTTTGATGCAGATTTAGTTGTCAAGTTTGCTAATCTATTATCTTTAGGATTACCATTCTTATGTGCTACATCTTTCCCTTTTACGTTGACCCCCTTCTTCTTTAGAAGGTTACGAGCAGCATTTCTGCTGTCTCGCCTTTTAATTTGTTCGGGTTTACCGTGGTAGTTTTTATACTCTTTTTTGTAGTTTCTTTTTTTGTTTGACATTTTTAGCCTTTGAAGGAAGTAACCCTTTGCTAACTGCTCTAGCTCTCTCAGAGAAACCTAGCTTCTTTTTACTTCTTATTTTTTTTCTTATTGTTTCTAGTTTGGCTACCATCGGAGTACAAATTATTAAATGTTGTGAAAGGATCTAGATAAGACTCGTGTGCCTCTGCTGAATGTAGCCACTGCGATGGTGCAAAATCAGGAGCACCCTCTCCAGTAACCCATAGTGCGGGACTTGTTGCCCTAACTCTATTGTTTGGCAAGGCAACTAAATTACCAGTCCATTTACCAGCATCCAATAAATACAATACGTGTGATTGTTTATGTTGTGCTGGATCGTCAGCTATATCGCTTTCTGTGTAGTCGACAGTAAATAAATACTTTGCAGTAAAAAATTTATTGTCTATTTTGCATAGCCACGGAGAAGAACTAACTCTATCCATAACTATAACTGAATGATGCCTAGCTTCGCAGTCCCACGGTTGACATAGATGATCTTCCATTGGTTCTGCCCATTCGTCTACTGGTATGTCTGCTACGAGTGCTTGTATCGGCATTCTTGCCCACATCGCACCACCATGAACATTTTCTTTTTCATCGCATCCTGTGAACACGACTTGGAAACTTAGTGACCTATCAGGTATTGTGTTAACTGCGAAAGCTAAAGCGTGAAGGAACTCACCATGATACTTGGAGTGATTGCAGGTAAATTCTCTACGTACCCAACATTTGAAATGTGGCACGTTACTGATTAGGTAAGACATTATCTACGTCTTGCCGCACCACCCCTTGACATCATTTTAGACTTCTTTTTCATGCCCCCTTTAGCCATGTATTTAGTCTTTTTCATTCCACCTTTAGCCATCATCTTTGACTTTTTCTTACCGTGCATTGGCATAGTTGTGCCTCCTTTACTCATTTTGATTTCACGTATTGCTTTCGCTATGGCTCTTAGCTCTGCTGTGCTAAGTTGCCTATCTTTCGGAGCTAACTTATTAAATGCTGAGAGTTCCGAATAAGAGAGCGTATCTGATCTTGGTGATGCACCCCCTTTAACTTTTGATTTCTCTTTCATTTGCTCTTCCTATTTTTTTCTAGCTTTAGCCTTTTGAGCAAGAGATTTTACTTTACTCAGGAAGGCTTTTTCCTTAGCTTTCTTCTCATCATCTATCTCTTTTAATCTAGCAGACATAGATATTCTACCCCCAAATTTAGATGGGGTAGTCTTTATCGAACTAGTTCTTTTTGAGAGTATAGGACTAGCTGAAGTCTTTTTTGTTTTCATGAATTTTTGCATAGCAGCTCTTGTACGAGGACCCATTATACCATCGGCTTTTATTTTTGCCCCCATACGTATTAGTTTCTTTTGTAAGTTTAAAGTTTTGTTATAATCTTTTGTGTTGGCTGCTGTTGCTTTAACTTTTGTCTTAGTTTTTGTTAACGACTTAGGTTTTAATCTTGGCAAAGCTGTGGTTATGTCTTTTATTTCTTTTTTAATTAATTTTTTAGCATTATTAAAATTCTTAATTATATCTCCAGTTATGTTTATACTAGAATCAACTTTCTTAATTATATTATTTACATTTGTTTTTGGTAAATTAGTTTTATTTAAACTTGCTTTAAGTTTATTTGCAATTTGACTGTTATATTTTTTGATGGCTTCTTTTTTACTTTTCTCAAACTTTAATTTATTTATTTTTCTTCTCATCGTTTTGATGAATTCATCGTCAGTTTGAAACGCAGATAACTTTCTAATATCTATTTCAGACACTTTATTCTCCTTTTATTGTTTTGCCTTTAGTAATCTTGGCAAATGCTTCGGGACTAGATTTACGTAGTGCCTTTAATCCCGGATTTAGTGTAACAGATCCTCCAGCAACATAAAAGTGTTTTTTTCCCATCGCTGTTCCACCATATGCCATTTCTGCTTTTTGTATTTTGTCCATTTTTTTATCCTCTATTTTGCCTTTTAGTGATGCTTGAATAACTTCTTTAGCTTTTTCAATAACACCTCTGCTGTGTTTATCAGATTCCTCTAGTACTTTTCTAGCTTCTGCTAATCTCATCAACACCTCCACCTTCTTCTAGCTTGTCTTAATCTACTATTTGGATTTTTTGCTGCTTTTGGGAATTTTTTCATCTGTCCTGCTGATCTTGCACAGAAAGATTTACGTCTTGCAGCTCTTTTGCCTGTTGGTTTTTTCTCAGTTACTGCTGTTTTAAGTTTACTGCCGGGATTTTGCCTTCTATACTTGGCAACTCCCTTTTTAGTCATGCCTGCTCCACTTTTTGTGGGTCGCATGTCACCACTTTTTTGGGTAAAACCTTTTAATCCACCTCTTTTACGCTTTTCTGCCATTTTGTTTTTAATTTACCCTCTTCAACCATGCATTTATACTTTAGAGCATAGTAGTTTGGCATATATGAGGGTAACTCTACAGCTATCTCATACGCTCTTTTAACACATTGCTTCTCTGTTTTGTAAGGTCCTTCTAAATCTTCTAAGGTGTGGCATACATTTTCTGTTCCTATCAAACATATAAGGACAAATGCCTCAAACATTATCCATTATCCTTCCATCCTTCGGCTTTCATCGCATTTTCTACGTGTTTTAAGCTGAATGATTTATTGTAATGTGCATCCACTGCTGCTTTCACGTAGTAGACATCACTATGGGGGATATGAATTTTATGTAATCTGTTATTACGAACAGCACGATAGAACTTTTCTAGCGTATAACCTGCATATAGTTGTACGTATTTTTTACTCATTGTCAAGTTTAATGTAAATAAGCGTTACCAGTATAGGTAATCACGTAGGGATAGCATAATATTCACTACATAGTAAATGTTATTATATTATATCTGTATATAACATTGTAAATGTTAACATTATAATTGTAACTAGTTTTATCATATTTTTATTTAAAAGTCAAATACAGTAGAAGTGTTGTGCCCCGCCCTTAAAAAGCAGTGCTTATGTATAACATATTGACAGTTATCATTGTGGTTTACACTTAAAATATCTAATCTGTGTATAAGTACATGATACATACGTGGGTACGGGGGTGTGGCAGTCGCATGGCACGGCAAAAAAAGATAGTATTTTGATTGGATAGCGTCAAAATTTACAAATTTTACCAAGTTGGTAAAAAAAGTTATTGAATTCATTGAATAATTTGAATTAAGTAAACTGTTATCGTATCAGTTTACTTTGTAACACTTGGCATAAACCTTGCATTAGCAAAATCTATGCCAACTTGAAAAATAGGAGCATATAATTTTTTTTACATAATTTTAAAAGTTGGCACGATTCTTGCTACTATCATTGTCAAGAATTTGACAGTTAGGAATGTCAAAAATCCGCTGCTGTCAATAATTTGACAGAATATAAACTTGGCATGATAATTGCATAATTCCTTTAT